GTAACCGTTACCCATCGACGAGAACTTCTGGTACTTTATCTGTATACCAGAAGGAAGAACCCCGACTGGCGATCGACACTGCTCTAGTGCCCACCACCAATCGTTAGGAAGGAGCCAACTAACAACCTCGTAGGATAAAGTATCGCTTGCCATGGAAAGATCCACAGTAGCTAACTCACCAGTCACACTGCCTTGAAGGGCAGCGCGTTGGTTCCTCGTCTGGTCATCCAGATTGACACCCACCTGGTAAAGACGTTTCCGGATACATCGCCCGATGCCCTTCTGAACATAAATGTTCATACAAGGCTCTTTAGCGATCGTCCGGTCGGTCTTATAGTTCTTCGGTACGGCAATCACGCTGTTTCCGGGCACTAACGACACAAGGTCGTCAACGCCCTTTTCCTGTGCAGAAAGCTGCACGCTCTGTTTCCAGAGCGGGTTGTACGAAATCGCACAACGAGCCAGGACAGCGTTCCCTGAGGTGCTCTCCGGTATACCGGAGTATTTATAAGCGGCAAAAGACTCGCGTTTGGTTAACCTGGTTGTAGAACCAGGACCGTGCGCAAAGTACTTCGCACACTCGTCCCAACTGAACTCACCCAAAGCATTCCATATCCTCCGCCGTACGCCAACCCAGAAAGGGCTGTCGGCTACGGTTTCGGGGAAGCTCGAGTTCGTTCGTTGACACTGTACCTCCGCATCGTGGAATCGATCCCACGTCGCTTTCTCCTTGGTATCCGACGGTTTCCCATCGTCGAACTTGGAGTAGACTTCCCTCAGCAGAAGAGAGCCCCGTGCAGCCTCAAGACTGGATAAGTCAAGAGGAGTTTCCCGTCCGAGTTCACCCACAGGCGAAATGCCAGTGAGTTCGGATAGGAGCACGAGGAACTTCGCTTCGGAAAATCCGAGGCTTTTAGTAGCACGCATGCGGCGTTTACGCTGCATATATGGACACTCCTTTTAAGGAGGCGAGAGGCGCTTGCCCGCTGCCTTCACGGCAGTAGTGGGCGCATTGCCTCGAACGTTCAGATCGCCGGTGTGTACGGTGCCGAGAGCACTGCGAAGACCTTCAAAATGGGGGCAATCAAGTCCCCACCGAAGATCGACAACAGTGCGACAACAGCACCGACCGTCCAGCGATTAACTGGTACCTGGTACATAAAGTTCCTTGGATATCAGTAGAACGGTTCGAGGTTCTCGACGGAGGTCTTCACCGTAGCGAGGCCAAGAGTATTGGCTACGTACGCGAGGATATCCTTCCGTTCCTGAAGCGTGCTCTGAGGATGAATGTTCAACACGACTTGCGCCGAGTTGTACCTCACCACAGTGTCCGAACC